ATCTCAGGGCTCTGCTATACCTTGACGGCAAGCCAATAGAGCATAACGAGCACTATCAATGCTATCGTCTTGATCACTAAATCGTCCTTGTTCATCTACGAAATAGTTCTGTGCTTCATTTAAAAAATGGGTGCAATTCTCATTGACCAACAAACTGCCAACTTCCAGCATCTGTCTCATTTGATTTATACCATAGGCTTTGTGGTTGGTTTTACGCCCCTGTGGGTCGGGCGGATTCATTATGGGATCTGGCATCACATTGAGTTCATATTGTTCAAACAGTTCACGCACACTGGCTGAACTCATTGTATAACGGCCTGGAGTATTAGCATCGCTAGGCAGAACAATAGGACAACCAAATACTTCAGGACGCAGTAAATGATTAACATACTGAATTGGCACAGCCTCTTCCACTCCCTGGACCACAATTTGTTTATGTAGAAAAGCAGCCTTTTCATAAGGATCCCAATACATCAATGTTATAACTGTTTTATCATTAACCAAACCCAAATCCAAGGCAATAACTCTGTGTATATTTCGCATCTCTGCAAATGTATATTCACCTGTTTTGTATGTAGGCCAGTTGGCCAACTGAAACACAGCACCTTTACCCATAACAGGCTTACCTGCAATGCGAGCTTCTCTTTCGTGTGGTAGATAATCACGCTCCAGTTGTCTGCGTGTCTCCATGAGCAGAAATGCCTGTCCCCATGGGTCATACTCGGGCACATCGTTCCAACTTACACGAATGTATTCGTATCCTGGCTCGTTGTTCCAGAACTTGGATACAAGTCCGTTGAGGCCTTTGAGCGGCGTGAACGAACAAAGAACTTTACCTTGTGTAGTAGCCGTACGGGTAACAACTTCACTGAAAAAATCATCTGGTGGCTGTTCGTCAAATACAGCCAGATTAAGTTTGAAACCCTGGAGTTGTCTAACCTCTTGCGTGTAATTGGCAAATAGGAGATAACTGTTAACACCAGATTTATGACGGATTTCAACACCGATACAGTTAGCTCCGTCATTACGCATAGTACCAAAAACAATACAATCACGAGGAATTGCACCAGTTCCCAAATTTTCTATAATTTTAACATCTTGTGTTCCTAATAATTCCTGTTGCAATACCAGTGCTACCTGGCTCCAACCTTCACCTGCTACCATGCAGGTAATAGGGCGTTCAAATCTATAGCCTTCCCACCAATCAGGATATTGTCCCGTTAGATGCATGGCAGTTTCATAACAGGTTGATGTTGTTTTACCAACTCGGTTAGCAGCCAGTATACCTCTACGATCCGCTTGCCCAGTTCTAAAGAATGCTCGCTGATGTTCAAAAGGCCTAAAATATTTTAGGCTGTTATACTTCATATCATCAGCGATGGTTATACTCAGGTCCTGTAATTGATTCTTCAAGGGACCTGGTATGGTAATTAGTGCTTCTGTAGTTAACTTGTGCTCATCTAGGACATAACGCAGAGCACGAGCCATTAAGACATCAGTGCCCAGCATGTTATTCCTCTATCAGTGGATGCTCTTTGCTGATCAGGTTTAGAAAATATAATGCTTCACTGAGATCGCGTATCTCACTGGCTGTTGCTGCCCATGTTTCTGGATCTGTTAGATCCTTGGGCTTATTGGTCAGCACAGCCTGCAAGCGTTCTGCAATCAGTCGCATCATATGTTCCAGTTGGCCAGGGAAGCGTTGTTTGAATCCTTCGCGCTGTGCACGATTGACCTTTTGCATGATAATGGTATCACGAATAATGCGCTGTTGTTGCGCTTGGTCAATCAGGCCATTGCGAATGTCCGGCTGGGTGCTCATGTGTTAAGATCCCAGACATTAGATGCAATATTTTCAGTGAGGCTGACAAATTCACGGTCAATCCATACATCCCAATAGTTACTCTTGTTCACTTTGAATGTTTGCATTAGTGCACGAAGTTTGCGACCCTGTTGTGTCATTGATCCATCTTCACGAACAATAGTTTGTTCACCACTGCGTGGATCAACCCATTTAATAACCTCAGGACGCTCGCGACCATACTTGTCCAGTTTGACACCATGTGGGCGTTGATCAACTGGACCTAATATTTCATAACTGATCTCGCCTGTCTTATATTTGCGGAAGATAACACTGATCTTTTTATCCTGCATGCGACTTTCAAAATCAGTATGTGGAATCTGGTTGCTGACAAACAAGTTTTGAACTTCACTACGATCTGGTAGTTTAGGATCACGAGCAGGAGGTTCTTTAAGATCTTCAACTGGTACCAGTTCAGTGCGGTCAATGTAGGGATTTTCGTTACCAATAAATTTGGCATCTACTTCTTGTCCATTGAGCACATCCATGGCCACCTGATATTTCAGTTTGTTGGCACGACCTTTTAGGTTAAGCACAATACCTGTTTCGTCAAAAACAAAACGCTCCAGTTCCTTGGCCGTGGGGAAGTCAGTCATTAGACCTTCCAGGTCATATTCTGGTGCGTTAATTGCTCGGGGTGCTTGTGGTGCTGTGGCTGCTATTGCTTCTGCCACTTCGTGTATTTCTTCTGCTGTTACAGTTTCTTGTGCTGGTTCATCGTCCCAGACATTCTGCTCAGCAGCAGATTTGGTTGTAGTCTTTTTCATTTCATTACCTTTCAAATAAAATTAGGGAGCATAGGCTCCCCAGTATTTAATAACCTGATGTGGCGCCCATAGCACCTTTACGACCTGCTGTGCTCATGGTCTTTTTGGGTGCTTTTGGTTTAGGCATCTTAGGCGCCTTAGGTGTTTTAGGCGCCTTAGGCATTTTTGGCATTTTTACTTTAGCCATTATTTGCGACCTGCGTTGCCTTTTGTTGGACCACGACCTACATTGGTCTTTTCATGCAGTCCTTCTAGTGCAGGATTGGTTTTACCTGCTTGACCACGGCCACGCATTTCTAATGCGCTGGTAACCATGTTGGCTAATGTAGCCTTTTCACTGCTACGCCGGTCTTTTTCAGCCATAAAGTCTTTGCGTTTGCTGCCCATGCCGGCGTTGCCTACACGAGGACCCTGTGCCTGATTAATTTTTTTACCTGTTGATGTTTTTTCCATTTTATTATCCTACCATTATAACTGGTGTAACATAAACTGTTACTGCGCTGGCTGCACTGGCAGCAACATACACTGTTTGGAATGCTCTTGCATCCAATACCTGAATAAATTCTGTTTGACCTGCACCAATTACTGTGCCAGCAGTGGCTACTGACAATGTTGATAGGTCTGCGTCAAAGAAAACAGGAACACTTGCGCTGGTGTTAGTTACTTTTAAACATAAAGGTGCTCGTGCGCCTGCTAGATTACCAGTGACTTCAATGAAAGTAACATCACCAGTGGCGGGAGTTACATCGGCTGATAGGCTAAATGCTGCACCTACAATTTGATATGCTGACATGTTGATCACCTATTAGTATTGTTTCTTGGGACCGTAGTTCATACCATCTGGGTCTGTGGGGCTCTTAACAGGACGACTACCTCGGCTCATCTTACCATCACCCATGCTATAGTTGTTCATGTTGATGCGATCAGGATTGCCCTTGTAATTTTGACCCCGTTGTGGGTCCCATGTGCGAGTGCCGCCTGGATTACGCACTTGCTTGGTGCCGGTAAACATGTCTTTACCCTGTTGCACTGTGGGTGTGTGGCACTCAGGAACTGGACGATATGCATCCTTGGTGGCTGCTGGACCTACATTCATAGGCTTGTGATCTTCATTACCTTTAGTAGGACCACGACCTTTGTTAACTAGACGGCCATCATTGCTGTGACCACTCCACTGGTTGTGTGCAAATTTATTACTGCCGCGACTGAATCCAGGAGCAGCGGCGCCTGTTGCAGGATTTACTTTTTCAAATTTCATTTTGATTTCCTTTTTGTCTTGGGCTTGGTGCCCTTAGATGCTGCTGCTCTCTTAGTAGCATAAGCGATGGCAATGGCTTGCTTTTGTGGCTTACCTGCTGCCATTTCGCGCTTGATGTTTTCACCAAACGCTTTTTTAGATGTTGATTTAATCAGCGGCATAATAATATTTATTCCTGTTTTAAGCCAGTAATTCGGGCTAGTGCTTCTGCGAACGCTGCCTTTTTGGCCTCTACTGCATCTGCACTGTCATTGACTTCAATCTTTGCTAGACTGTTCATTACCTTGTTCAATATTAGGTTATGATACTTTAGCATCAATTGAGTATCATTGGCGGCTCGTGCTGCCATAAAATCCTGCACCAGTAATTCTTCATAATCTTTACCGTTACTCTGTGTGTGAACCTGGGCTAGTAGATCCTGGATAGTAATCTGTGGTTTACTGCCCTTGGGTCTACCCGCACCGGGTCTAACTCCGCCGTGTTTGCCGCGGACTTTCTTCTGTTTCTGTTCAAGGTCTTTAGTCATTTCCATAGTAATATTATTTAGCGTCGTTTTTTCTTAATTGTTAAGGTGTAAATACTGAATACTGAAAGGAATTGCAATGAACTATACATGGACACCCGCCATGCTCACTGACATTGAGGACATGGTAAAATTATGTGAAGATAACTTTACTATGGATAATTTTACCATAGATGGCATACAATTATTCAAACCAGAACCCCCTGTTTATAGCCGCAATCTGGCTTACGCTATATTCAATCAAAGTTATTATCCCGGCACTGAGCTATTAACAGTGGCTCGTGCAGACGATACAGGACAATTACTAGCATATAATTGGGTCCGAGCCAATGATCGTATTTGGTACAGTGATGATGCCATGATCAATGTGCGTATGGTGCACTTGGATATGACTTTGCCTGCTAAACTGCGTGTTCGTTTGATCAAAGACATGATGACACACTGGGAACGCATGGCTCATTATACTGGTAATAAGGTTATATGCAGTAGCACAATTAGAAATGATCAAGATGCCTTTTTACGACTACATCAACGAGCAGGATATACTGTTCGCGGTAGTTATGCTTATAAAAGAATTAATTGAGCACGACAGCGGCCGGTCTGCCTATCCCATGTTACCTAGAGGAGAAAGCCGCAAAAGCCTCTAGTTCCGCATAGTGCTCCTGGCGGCTTAACTTAAAGTTGAATCCAGCATCCAAATATGTTTAGCCAGTGACAGCACACGATCCTGTGCGTAATTGGCTATTTCATCATGACCATCGTCTGTGGCCACTCTAATCAAAGTCTCATATGACATTTTCAATGAGTCTAGATCATTGCGTATTTCAGTGAGTAAAAATTCACTGTCACCATCTAGAGGATCAGCAGGCACTGTGCTGTTGTCCATGATTGCAACCATGTTATTGGGCATAAATTCCTGCATGCTGCGTAGCAGTTCTGCAATGGTGTCAATTTGATCTTGTAATTCTTCATATATTTTTTGCAGCAGTTTATGATCACTGACGAAATTACGGCCCATGATATTAACATGTGCCACATGGCTGCGAAAATATGCTATAAAGTTGTCGCAGAATATTTGTTTTAGTTGATCACTAGTTGTCATTTCTTTTTGCCTTTCTTTGCCGTTTTGGCTGCTTGTTTGAATGCTTTAGCAGTGGGTGCTCCTGGAGATCCAGGCTTACGCATACGCTCGCCTGAACCTGCCTTAATTCTTTCACGCTTGGCGTGTATGTTTGCATATAGTCCTGGTTTGGTTTTCATATCAGCATCCCCAACGCTTTCTAGCAGCCTTGCCTCGTTCACCTGTCCAACTACTTGATCTAGCACAAAAACTTTTATGACGCGGATTAGTTTTGTCTTTGGTAGGTGCCTTCAAATCACTGCCTGTTGCGCGATTATATTTTTTACGACCTTTCTCAGTTAGGCCGGCGCCTTTGCTTACTGGTAATTTTTCACCACGCTTGACGGATAAGTTAACTTGTTTTTTAGCCATTGTATTACCTAGGCATTTGTGCTTGACCTAATGCTTGATCAAACATTGCTGTATTGGCTTCATATGCCTGTAGTTGTTCTCTAGTCCAGGGTCTACCTGTCAATGGATTTATTTCCATGCCTCTCATTCTGCCTGTCCTAGGAACCATGTAGTCTTGCCCCACATTGCCGGGCATTAATGCTGCTGTTAGACCAACACCACCTTTAGCCAAATTTTGAACTACTCTGTTTGCAGCCAATTGACGAATCATGCTGGTTGTTCTATCCAACATGCTTTGTGGTTGTGCTTGTGGTGCAGCCTGTGGCATAGCTTGTGGTGCAATTGGTTGTGTGGTAACTGGACCCTGTGGTGCAATTGGTTGTATTGGGCGTCCTGCTGCATCCAATATTTGTGGACCAGTGGGAACTGCTCTTGCTGCCTGTTGTGCGGCTCTGGTTTCAAAACGCTGTTGAACACCTTGTGCTGCCTGTTGTGCGGCACGAGCCTGTTCCATAGCGGCTTGTGCTTGTGCCTGTTGTGCGGCTGCTTGTGCCTGTTGTGCGGCTGCTCGGGCTTGCATACCTTTACGCACTTGGTTAGCAGCATAGGCAGCACCTAGACCACCTGCACCCAGTGCAACTTTACCGATATTTTCACCTAATACAACAGGCGCCACTGTCATAACATCGCTGACAAAACTACTTTCTCTGGCTTCGGTAGGAACTCCTGCTTGACGGGCTTTGGCTAATGTTTCACTAGGAGCATTTGGATCTAGTTCAAGTTCCTGCGCACCTGCTGGCGCAGCCTGTGCTGCTGCCGGACTGGGTGCGGCCTGTCGCGTAGACATGTAATCGCGAATATCATCATCGCTAAAGCCTGCTGCTCGTAATTTTGCAATATCTTGTTCTGTCATGTTATTGTCCTAATATTGCTGCCATTGCTGCTCTGCGAGCGTTAGCTGTTCCATAGTCCCACTTGTTAGTTGCAGGATTAAATGTTGGTGCGGGATATACTTCAAACGCACGGAACACACGGTTTCTGTAAGCCGCCATTTCTTGTGGCGATGCTGTGGCTGCTGGTGGTTTGCCCATAACATTAAAGCGGGCTTTAGCAATTGCCTGGTATTGACGCATCAATTCTGCTTCACGCTGTTGCCATGCTGCATTCCATTGCGCGGTAGTCCTAATATCTGGTCTACTTGCAAGGAATGTTTGCTTGCTTGCATTTAAATCACCAGTAAACTGACTGCGATTCAAACCAGCAAGCGCAGCATAAGTTTCAATGCGATCAATGTTACCAATATTGGCTTCTTTGTTGGCACGCTGTTCTGCTTCACTGACTGCACCTGGACCAGAGTTAGCCCTCAATGTCTTAGCATTTACCACAGTGTTCATGTTCAAGAACTCTTGTAGAGCAGCGTATTCACCGGATGTTAGTTTGTTAACTAATTGGTTCAATTCATCTGCAAGTTGTTTCTTATCTTCGTTACTGTAGCTGCCGGTAGCAGCATTGATAATTAGGCGTCTAGCTCTGTCGTATTGTGTGCCTTGACCATTAAGAATGTTAATAATGCTTGGATTATTTTTAATAATATCCATTTGTTGCTTACGAATATTAGCCACAGTCATACCGTCACTGGCGCTGACGCCAATTTGATCTTTAGTGCCGTCTTTGGCAACAAACGCTTCTAATTCCTTAGTTTCTACTTCTAGAGCAGCCTGGCGTCTTTCTTCTTCTGCTTTACGGGCACTTTCAACTTGAGCGATTGCGGCAGCTGGACTGTATCCTGCTGCAACAAGTTGTTCAACTGTTCTACCTGCAGGTGCTGCTGCAGGTGCTGCTGCAGGAGCAGGTAATCTAACTCCGGGTGCGCCGGGTGCGCCGGGTGCGCCGGGCACTACTGGTACAACTGCTGCTGGTCTGGCAGCTGCCGGCGGCGCTGTAGGAACCACTGGCTGTGCTGGTGCTGGTGCTGCTGGTGCTGCTGGTGCTGGAGCTGCTGGTGCTGCTGGTGCTGCTGCTGGTGCTGCTGCTGGTGCTGCCTGAACTAATTGGCCAGTTGTAAGATCAAATTGTGGCGGTATTCCCTGCAGGCTTTGATAACTGACAGGAACATTTGGATATTTGGCTTGGAATTCACCCAGCCATTTGTTATAGGCTTCTGGACCTTGTTGTGCGACTGCTTGCTGACCTCTAATCCAAGCTGTTTGAATTTCAATGTTGGCTTTTAGCAGTTGTTGTTGACGCTGTAGATTAATATCAATTTGTGCAGGAGTCGCGCCAGCAGTGGCCGCGCCGGCCGCTGCCTGAGGTGCAGCCTGTGGTGCAGCCTGTGGTGCTGCCTGAGCAGGTTGGCCCTGAACCATTTGTCCAGTTTCTAGACTAATTTGTGGTGCTGCCCCGCTAATACTTTGAACACCAAAGTTAGTGCCATGTTTAGCATTGAATTCACCAATAAATCTATTGGCTGCTTCAGGTGCTGCGCCCTGCACACGCATTTGTAGTTTAGCCCAATCGGCAGCAAGTTCAACATTCTGTTTTTGGATCTGTTGCACACGCTGCATATCCATTGTGCCGCCCTGACCCTGTGGCCTAAAGCCCGCCATTGGTCTACGACCTTTGTCAGTTTGAATCCAACTTTGTCCAGTCTTTTGATCTGTTACAACGCGGCCAACTTCGCCGGTCTTATCGTTAACATAAGTGCCACCAACGATGTCTAACCCTTTAGCGCCTGCTGCTAGGCCACCGCCAGCCTTGACTAGTTCTTCTGGTGTTAGTTGACGACCATCTGCACCAAAGCCTTCAATTAGGCTACCGTCTGGTCCAACCTTAATTAATGCTGTTTTGCCTTCTGCATCAGTGACCAACTTGTCTGTGCCAATGCCTAACTTGCTGGCTTCTTGGTCACGCAGAGCAGTCATGCCCAGTGCACCAAATAACAAATACTTGGCCCAGCTACCTTCCTTCTTACGCTCAGTCATCATGCGAGCTAGATCTGTAGGTGTCGCACTGGCTAATTGTTTCTGTGCCTGTTGTTCATTACGCTGGTTAACAGTTAGATCTGCTGCACGATTGCGAGCACGATTGCGAATAAATTCTGGTGCATTTTCATCTGTGGCCAACTTCATTAAATCTGTAGGATTATCCTGAACTGTTTGATAACGATCAATAAAAGGTTGAGCAGTACCCATGGGCGCAGGTGCTGTTGCTGCTATCTGCGCAGGCTGAGTTTGATCTATTGATGCCACCGGTTCTCTGCGAACTTCAGCTGGCTGTAATTGTTCTGTTGGTACAACTGGTGCTGCTGGCGCTGCTGGTTCTCTGCGAACTTCAGCTGGCTGTAATTGTTCTGTTGGTGCAACTGGTGCTGCTGGTGCTGCTGGTGCTGCTGGTTCTCTGCGAACTTCAGCTGGCTGCGCTTGTGCAGCAGGAGCCTGTGGTGCAACCGGTTGCACTGCAACCTGTTGTGCAGGAGGCAATGTGCTGGCCTGTGCGCTGGGAATTAGGTTACTGAATACTTGTGCAACATATTTGACAGTTTCTTGTGGTAGATAATTTAGAAAACTGCCACCACGCTCTTGTGCCATGCGCTCTGCCTGTTGCACACGGCCTGGACCTGCATTATAGGCAGCTGCGGCTTTTTGTTGATCTCCACCAAACAGGTTTAACATACCCTGGAAATAACGCTCACCAAAAGCACGATTGCCAGCTGGTGTTGCTATCTCTTGAGGTGTTGCTGGTCTAATACCAAATCCAGGTCGGGCTGCTGTGGCAGGCATGATCTGTGCCATACCCTGTGCACCTTTAGGACTGGTTAAAATATTACCACTTAGATCATATTGACGGCCACCACTTTCAGCCTGTATCATTCTGTTAAAGATATCAACAGGACTGGGAACACCTGGCGCCGGCATTGTGGGTGCAATTGGTTGTATTTGAGGTCTACGCTCTTGTTTAGTTGTAACTATTTGCGTGCCATCTGCGCGAGTTTGAACTTGTTGGCTTTGAACAACTTGTTTGCCCGCTGCTTCTTGGCGCCTGCGTTCTTCCTCTAGACGACGCAGGCGTTCTTCTTCAGTTTCTGGCGCAGTGGGAACAAAAGCACTTTCATAGCCTGTATACATGCCCATTGGATCATATTCATTAGCCATGCCGTATCCTTAAAATTTCATGGGTAATTGTGCGCCAAAACTCTTGCCCTGCGTGCTTGAACCAGTTGGTCCAATATTGGTATAACTTGCACTAGGTGTGCCAAAAGGAATACTGGCAAAGCGACCATATTCTGCCATTGGGATCTGGCTGGCGCTGACAATTTGTCCTGCTGCACCCAGTGTGCCAGGTAATGCGGCGCCACCATAACCCATTAGACTGGTGGCTGCTTGTTGTCTTTGTGCAGCAACATCTCTTGCAACCTGTCCAGCGATGGCACCTTGTTGTGCTGCTGCGGTTCCTGCAAGTTGTTGTCCTGCTAGAGCTTGACGAGCACTGCCTAATTGTCCTGCGCTGCCAAACAGTGTACCTTGGTTAGCAATGTTTTGTTGATATTGTGCTTGTGCAGGAGCCAGTGCTGTTTGTAACTGTTGTGCTTCATAATCTCGGCCAAATAGGCCCTGCAATCCAGTTACGCCGGTGCGTAGTGCGCTTTCGCCTGTTTCACCTAATACCTGTTGAACTTGTCCGGCGGTGCCTGCAAGGTTTTGAGCAGCAAGCATCATGCCCGGCTTGTTTTCTTCGTATACACCTTTAGCACCTTGAACAATGTCTTGATATGTTGGACGCAAAACTTGAGTAAAGAATTCACTCTGCGCCTTGACATATTCACGCTGTTCAGGCGTTAATTCTGGTATTGTTGTTGATGAACCTTTACCGAAACTCATATATTTTTTCCTTATCTATTGAATATTTAGCGTTATATTATCTACTGGTCAACGCTCCATCATTGATCCAGCCAACATACGATTTGCACCCTCAACAGCATTAGCATTCACATATTCCTCACCGTATGGATCACCTGGATATGCTCCTGGTACTGGTATACCACTATTGCCTTTACCGCCTGGACTAGTTATCGGTGGTGTTGGTGTGGTACCACCGCCGCCTTTGCCACCTGGGCTTGTTGGCGGCGGTGCAGGAGCCGCCGGAGCAGGAGGCATAAATCTTGTAGCACCAGGCTGTTGTGGTAGAGGTGCTAGAGGTCTACCTGCAATAATGTTAGCAATGTCACTGGGTGTAAATGCCTGTGTATTAATCTGTTGAATACCCCATGGAGTTTCAGGTGCATTTGGCACTGTATTCCAAGCTGCTGCATTGAATTCACTACCAGTTTGAACAGGGCGTGTTCCCCAGAACAATTTACTCTGCACTGGACTTGTAGTCTGGTAGAAAGGTGTAGTCTGTATCAGGCCTGGATTTAGGAACTGGCTCTGTGGTGGGGGTGTAACTGGTGGAGGCACTGGTGGAACCACCGGTGGAGTTACTGGAGGTATAACAGGCGGAATTGTTCCATCACCGCCTCCATCGCCACCGCCTCCATCACCACCGCCTCCATCGCCACCGCCATCGCCTCCGGCATCCCCACCATCATCACCTGCATCGCCTCCATCATCGGCTCCATCATCACCTACATCGCCGCCGTCATCTGCGCCGTCATCTGCTCCA